CATTGGTTGATTCAACCGCTGGTTTAGGTGGAGCCGTATAAGGTTTACCACCATCAAATGGAACATCTACAGACTTAGGTGTAGGAGAGAACTCGCTACCCAAACCAAGAACACGTTCCAGTTTAGTTTTGAGTTCATCAAAAGTTTTGAACTTGTCTTCACTTACCAACTCTTTCAAAGAGTTTTCTGACTTCCAAATCTCTTCCATCTTATCATCATCTTCAAGAAGTGCACTTGAAGCTTCAAACTCAGACTTATCATAGTTGGAATAACCTTCTACTTTACGAATCTTCATCTTGAAGTTCGCACCTGCCCAAAGGTCAAATGGATTTACTGGACTCTCATCTTCAAACTCTGGATTCATGAGGTCATTAATCTTGTCAAAGATTTTCTTACCAAAACGATAAAGTTTGACTTGACCTTCATTCTCAGGATGAGCTGGGTCTTTGATGATATACACGTTAGATGTATAGTTCAATCTTCGTTTCTGTTTACGGGCAACTTCTTTGTTTGCCTCAATACCAGAATTCCAAAGTGTGGAGTTGTGTTCACTTACTGGATCTTTTTGACCAAGAGTAGTCAAAGAGTTTTCAATGTACCAACCGCCTGGGCCTTGAAACCCATGATTCCAGATTCTTGCCCACGGTAAGTCTTCACCTTCTGGTGATGGTAGGAATCGGACAACAGCATAACCATTACCTGACTTGTCCAATTCTGGACGCCAGTAACGATCATCTACTTCACCGAAACCTGAATTTGGATTGGAGATTTTCTCAGTCTCTTTGATTAGAGATGCGAGGTTAGTTTTACTGCGTTGTTTCATATCTGAAAAAGACATAATGTACCTTTCGTATTAGTGTTTAGCAATGTATAGTTTGTTTTGCAGTGTATAGTTATATTATAACATATATTTGATATTTGTCAACCCCCCTTTCAAATGGGTAGACGTGCGGTTTTAGGAAGGAAATTGAGTTCTTCAGCCTCTTCCCGAATTCTCTGCTTGAGTTTACCATTAATTAAACCACCGGCAGTTTCTGGTTCCATCTTATGTGACTCACAATAATACAGAACCGCGTCCATGTAACTCATACTTGTATCAGTTACGATATTTTCAATTTTCACAAAAAACTCCTTAGCTGTTTGAGTTTGTAGTGCCATTATATACCTTTCTATTTAAGATTATGCAATTGTTGCTACTACTGTATCTAAACTTCTTACATATGCATGCCATTTTTCAGCAGCACCACCTGCTACATTAATAAGTTCAATCCTAGAACCTTCTAACGCATTAGTGAATGTTAATATGTCATGATCTGCTGCACCCACATCAGCTGATGTAGTTGTTGTTCCAGTTGATGCAGTTAATTGATTCATTACTGAAATATTGTCATTACCATCTTGGCCCGAAGTCTTAATTAAGAACGCCTTGTTTATCTTATCAGCCACAATGATATCAAACCATATTCCTGTTTCAGCGCCCACTAAAGGTAGTATAAGAGTTACTGCGTTAGTTGGAGTAACAAAAATTATTGCACCCGAATCAGCTGCTGTTAATGTAAGAGTATTATCATCATTGCCTGAGCCTAGAGTTAATACTTTTCGCCTATACCCAAATCCAGATCCTGCTGAGAAAGAAGCAGAGGTTCCAGCTGAAGTGGGCCCAGTTGAATCAACCCGCGATGGTGTAGTTCGTGATAATATAATCCATCCAGAATTTTCATAAATTAAAGTTACCGATTCACCTTTTTCATTAAAGGTAATTGTATTATAACCATCATTAGCATTAGCTGCAGGGGTAAGGACTCCAACTGGCGTACTTGCAGCAACAGTACATACTAACATTTTTATTTGTCCTACACTACCAGCCGGAAGACTGAATGTCGTAGAACCAGTTACAGAAAGAAATGATACTGGTGTGGTGACATCTATTTCACCAACAGTATAAACAATTGGAGTGGTAGAAAGTCCCAGCCATGTAGGAATTTTGTTGAATAAAGTTGCTAAAGTTGATTTTTTATTCTGTGGCTCAGTCGCTGCACTAGTAACTATGATTGCCAAATCTTCAGAAGTTGGTGTTGCCACCGCTTCTAATTTTGTAATAGACTTATCTGCCATCTGGTTTCCTTATGAATATTGTTCTCTACTTTAAGCATTGAGTAGGGTTGTAGGTTGTTTACTCTTGTAATCTTTGATTGCTGATTTAATTGCATCTTCTGCGAGAACCGAACAATGAATTTTTACTGGTGGTAATGAAAGTTCTTCTACTATCTTTGTATTGTCGAGTGTCATTGCTTCATCAACAGTTTTTCCCCGAATCCATTCTGTTGCGAGACTACTAGAAGCTATTGCACTACCACATCCAAATGTTTTGAATTTGGCATCCTCTATAATTCCTGTTTCTTTATTGACTTGGATTTGTAGTTTCATTACATCTCCGCATTCGGGAGCTCCCACAAGACCAGTACCAACAGAGTCATCCTTACTATTAAGACTACCAATATTTTTGGGGTTCTCAAAATGTTCAATTACTTTTTCTGAATATGCCATTAATTGCCCTCTTTTATTTTTGTACGCTGCATTTCCACCACAACTATTTAATTTTAATTTCTGATATTTTGAAATCCATTCCATCCTACTTATTTTTTATCTAAATGTTTCTTGTTTGAAATTAATTGCACAAGCCAAATTTTTGTACCATCTTTGTATCTTTTTGTATACACTGTTTTGAAAGTATAATCGGGGTCTGGAAAATATGGTACTCTTAACTCCATCCTAATTTTTGTGTTCCATCTGCGGGGATATCCTTTATCGGTGTGAAGCTTTCGCCACATCCACAGACATGACCATATTTAAGTCTTTTAAATATGAATCCCTGTTCTATTAAATTGCCCTTTTTATAATCAACTTCAACATCACCAATTATTTCATTAAGTATTATTTTATCTACTACTAGTATAACACCATATTGCTCAAATGTCAAGTCCGTAGAATCAACGCTATCGCTGAAATCTAAACTATACTTCCATCCAGAACAACCACCAGAATTTGCACCAACTCTAAGATAAGAATTTTCCAGTAGTTTGTTTTCATCTTCACACATACTTGTGAATTCTTTTGCTGCCTGTTCCGTTATCGTTACTTCACATCCAGCTTGGTTTGGTGTCATTCGTTTGTTCCGTATGTTCGTGCATGAAAGAAGTCCTACAGCCACATGAACCTTTTGCTGAAGGATTGTTAAATTTTAATCCGCGGTCATTCAAATCATTTGACCAATCAATTTCTGTACCTTTAATGTACAGATGACTTTTCTTATCCACCAAAACATTAAGGCCGAAGGATTCAAACTCTAAATCAAACCTACTCTTTCTACTATCAAAATCTACAGTGTAAGTAAAACCAGAACAACCACCACCTCTAACACCAACTCTTACTCTAGTATCTTCAGTTACTTTCTGTTCATTCATGATACTCAAAATTTTATCAACAGCTTTTTCAGTAAATGAAATCACTCAGAAGTCACCCCTCGTAACTGCTGTTATCTCATCAATCTGTTTGTTAAGAATGTCAGTTCTGCCCGGCCACTTAATCCATTCTCTCTTGTCACCATCTTTGGCAAGATTCTTGAGAAGTGGAAGAATCAACTCTTCTACTTGATTCATTCTGGCACTCCACTTATCATTGAGCTCTTCTTTTCTATCTGCCATCTCATCACTCAGAACTCTCATACTATCAGTAAGACCTGCGATCTTAGATTCTATTTTCTCTAACTCAGGTTTCATACTAGCAGTGGCTGTAGAAACTACTGCCTTTGCTGTGTTAACCTCGCTAGTTTGTTGGGCTTTGTAGTCTTCTTCACTGACAGTACTAAAACCGAAATCATTAAAGTCAGCCATTTTCTTTTTCTCCATTTACTGTTGGTGGTGATATATTATTGTTGTGAAGTTGCTGGGACTCTTTATCCTCAGCATCATCTTTATCTTTAAACCAATAATCTGTTGACTTAGCTAGCACACCAACATAGGCCCCAACCAAAATATTAATTAAGTCACGATGACCATCTTTGAGGTCTGAAAAAAACAACAAATATAACAAGATTAAAAATGTTCCAGATGTAATTATAGAAAGAGTGAATCTTGCGATCCAGTTCATCTTCTTTCTAGTTTCTATTCTTTCAAATTTTAGGGCTTCCATAGGGTCATTTTTCCACAATGCTTCTTCTGAAGCGTTTATCATTTCAATAGCGGTATTCACTTTGCCATCAGCTTGTCTTGACTTCTTTATATTTTTTGGTATTTGTATTTTTGGTTTATGTATTTGTATTTTGGCCATTAGTTTTCATCCAATATATTTAACATTTTGTTGTTCTAGAAGTAGTTCTCTATTTTTTATGTGAGCCTCTTCAATTTCCTCTTTACTTCCACCAAAGTATCCA